CCAATCGTCTTGGGCACTTTGTCGTCCGGGATATCGCCAATCAGGTACGGCGTGGGCTGCGCCAGCATGTAAAGACACTGGCGGTAGTCGGCCTGCAAGGTGTAGTGGTGCAGGTTGGCGTCGGCCAGATCCAACAGTGGGGACTTTTCAAGGTCCGGCTTGTTACTGTACGGGCCGACGAAATAGAATGGGATGTAGTCAAGCGTGCGGCCGCTCACCATGGGCGTGTGATCGGTGGAAGTGGCCACCATGATTTCCGGCCGCTTGTTTGGGCCGGGCTTGCCAAACTTCACTTCCCATTTCTTTATCCGGTACACCGGCGTTTCGCCGCTGGTGTCCAGCAACAGTTCCAAGAAGCGGCCCACGTCGTCGCCGTCGGTGTCCGGCTGTTCACGCAACACCACACGGGTAAGCCGCCGCATCCCCTTTACGTAGCGCCGCTGCCATTGCGTGATGTTTTCGGCGGTGAACTGTGAAATGTACGGCACCGCGTTTACGTCGGCTGTTTCGGGAAGGTCAAGCATAATGCCATGGCGGCCCATATGGATGGCTTCGCGCACCGCAATGCGAAAGGCTTCCATGATGCTGTCGCCTTCCGCCGTCATGGCGGTTTCCCATTCCTTCAGCTTGCCGGGAAGCTTGAACGTCGGCGGCACCCTGAAGACGATACCCAACAGCCCGCGCACCGTGCGTTCTATTACCGGGTAGAACAGCGTGCGGGTTTTGTACGCCGCATAGGCCGTGTCAGGCATCCCGGCGGGCTTCGGCAGGTAGGCCGTGGCCGCTTCCTTCACCCGTTCATTGCCTTGGAACGTGTCGCGCAGCTTGGCGAATTCCGCCAGCTTATTTAGGTACGGTGTTGAGTAGAAGTAGGAATATTCCATGGCGTCCCCGTCAACGTAACCGCGCGGGCTTGCGTCCGCAAGGTGTTAGATCAGCCCTTTGATTTCCACCGCTCGCACGGTGCTGCCTGTGGCCGCGAACGCCAGCGCCAGCGCGTCCGCAAAGTCCGGGCTTTTCACGCCCCGGCGTTTCAGTTCGTCTTTGGTTTCAAGCTGGATCTTTCCGCCCGGCGTTTCAAACCACCGGGGTGTGGCCAGTTCATTGCGCAGCACTTCGTGGTCCGGCAAGAATAACAGTTCGTCTTCCGGGTACTCGCGGCCGCCGTCTTCACCGTTCAGCCACTTCAGGTGTTGGAAGGTTTTGTGGGCCCGGTCCCGCAACATCCACCACAGTTCCGCCTTCAGGTTGACGAACTTCTCTTCGCTGGTTTTACGGTCCGGCCAGCGGGCTTTGGTTGGCTTCTGGCCAGTGTTCACACCGCGGCTGTGCACCTGTGGTAGCCGCTTCAGTTGCGCCATTACCCCGGTGCCCAAGCCGTAAACGTCATAGTTCAGCGTGGCGGCCCGGTGCTTCACCAGCAGGTCCGCCGCATAGTTCGCGGTATTGATGGTGTCCGGGTCATTCCAGCTTACCGGCATTTCCACCACCGGCCCTTGCCGGACTATGAAAACCGATAGGTCCGAACCGCCGCCCACGTCCAGCCCGGCCACACGCTTGCCCGTACCCTTCACGCCGCGCCAGCCACAGCACGCCGCCACCCACGTGGCCGGGATACAGATATTTTCCACCGATGCGTCATAGTCCAAGTCGATTTCTTGCGCCACGTTTACCGGGTCGCGCTTGGCCTTTTCAGCCGCGTACCATTCTGGCGTCTTTGCCGGGTGGTCCTGCCACCTGAAGGTGAACACCGGGTAGCGGCCGCTGTGCCGCTTCTTCGCGAACGGGTTGCCCTTGCCGCGCGGGGTTGAAATGTAAATCTTGCAATCGCTGTTGTCGTCCAACGCCGCGTCCACCTGTTCGGGGTGCGCGATATGCGCGGCTTCATCCAAGAAGTAAACGCTGTTTCGGCCGCCGCGGCCGATGTTGTCGCCAGCTTCCCCCGTGATGGCCCCGCCAGTGGCCGGGTTCACCAGCTTCAGGAAGTGGTCATGCTCTTTGTGCCTGAAGCCGCGCGGAAGGAATTCGGGCGGAAGGTTGCGCAGCACTATGCGGATCTTTTCGAAGATACTGTCCGCGTCCCCTAGTTTGTCCACCAAGTCTTCTTTGCGGCTTCCGAAACCGATTTTCACGCCCGGGTGGAACAGCCACAGCCACACGGCCACGGCCACACTAAGCCACGTCGCGCCCATATCGCGCGCCTTTTCCACCACGCCGTCTTCGCGTTCAGTGAAGCGGCCCACCAGCCACAGCACGAATTCACGTTGCTTGGGAAACAGCACAAACGGAATGGTTTTGGCCCCGTCGCGCCGCGGGTCAAACGTCACGCACCAATGTTCGATGAACTCCACCGGGCGGGTGCGGTAATACACCAGCGCCGCGGCCAGCACCTTGGGGGTCCGGCGGATTGCGCGCAGGCGTTGAAGCCGCTGTGTCCGTGCCGCGGTGTAGTCAGGTGGCCAGTTCATCGGGTGCGCAGCACCAGCCCCATTATGGTTGCAATCAGCCGATTGCGCTGTTCGGCAATCCACACAAGTTGCCGCCGCACGATTTCAACCCCGGCCGCCGCGGTGAACGGCACGGCGAAATCGCGGGTCGCGCCACAGCTTCCGCACGCAATGCGGATTGGTGCATGGTGTGGCGGCACCGGCGTGGTGTGAACGTGCCGCCGCAAGGTCCGGCGCAGGCAATGCCAGCACGGGCTGTTCATAAGCACGCCGCCGAAGGTTTGCGGTTTAGTCGCCACAGCCCCGCCCTATCTTCCCGGTGTCGCCCGGGTCCGTGAACTTCTTCCAGTGCACCCACCCTTTGGGGCAAAGGAACCCCCACGCGCGCAGCTTAGGGCCGGTAATGAACACCGTCCACACCGGCGTCCATTCCGCCGGTTCAAGCCGGTGCGCAAACCACGGGCCCCGCATCCGAAATGAACCGGTCGGCCACCACGTGCGCCACAGCTTGTCAGCGCCTTGGCGGCTGGTTTCGTTTATCCGGTCCAGCGTCACTTCCGTGTACGCCCCGGCCACCAGATAGCTGGCCCATGGCCACGGGTGGTCATGCAACGCCCGATCATCGTCCGGCCGCAGGATTTCGTGAACGTAGATGTTGAACAGCGGATTCCGTGGAAGCATCCACCACCGGCGCATGTACGGGTTCGCGGCACCGCCGATGATAAAGTCCGGCCGCCGCTTCATGGCCCGTTCCACCAGCCACCGCGCGAACCGGTCAAAGGTCCGCTGTAGTCGCCCGCCGATCATCCCCGCCCCCGTTCCTTCATGCGCCGCCGGTGTTCGGCGTGCTTGCGTGCCTTGCGCCGCACCTTGGCGCGCAAGGTTGCTTCCCGTTTCGTCTTGGCCGCGTGGCACCGCTCGCACACCACGCGCACGTTGGCCAGCCGGTCAGGGCCACCAAGCCACAGCGGCACCACGTGGTCAACAGCCGCCGAATCTTTCCGCGTGGTAGTCCAGCCGGTTTGCCGTGGCCGGGCGCACCGCTTGCCGCACAGCGCGCACACCTTGCCGTCCCGGGCTATGGCCTTGGCCCGTAGCGGCTTCCGCCGGGCCACTACTGCACCTGTTCGAAGACAAGCTTCAGCGTGTGCAGTTCCAGCGTCACGCGCACGTCCGCGGTGCGTTTCAAGCCTTGGTATTCCAGCCACCCCACCAGCCACCCCGGGAAGGTCTGCCAGCCAAGGTTCGGATAGGTGCCTTCGGCCGGGCGGTCCGATTCGTGCAACAGCCGGGAATCCAGCACCGCCAGAACGTGCTGGCCGTTCGGGTTCATGGGTTCGTCCTGTGGTCGCTGTTCTGGTAGTCGCCAGTGTGAAGTGTGAACCACGCGCGTTTCAGGGCCGCAAACACCGGGGCGGGAATCCACCCGCCAATCTGTGCTTACCAGCTTGGCCCCGGCCGGAATCGCCCCTTCGCGAAACAGGATTGCCCGGTACGTAGCCGCCGGGTCCGCAAGCACCGCGCGATTGGCGGCTTCCAGTTCCGCAAATCGCGCTGAAGTCCCGGCATAAGCTTTAGCTGTGCGCCGCACTTCATGTTCCGCCAGATTCCGTTCAACGTACTGCAACGGCACTCTGCCTATGTGGACTTCACCACCCACCGGCCGCGGCCGGTACGCCACCGCCGCCCGCTGTGCCGCCGTCGGTGCCGGGAATGGTGTTTCCCGCCATGCCTTGGCGATTGCGCGCCTTTCCTTCCATGCCCACCACCAGTTCCGCACGGCCACGGCACCGCGGCCCGCCAGCATCACCAAACCAATCAGCGCCGCCAGCGGCCATAGGGTTGCCACCGGGTAAGCCAACACGTCGCCGTGTTCCCGGTCTACTTGGTGCCATTTGCGCGGGCTGAAGACAAACACCGCCAGCGCCACCAGTGCCCACACCCCGATGGTGCCGCACACCACCGCCATTTTGAACGCCTGTGCATCGGTCATTGCCCACCCCACCAGTTCAGAACATAGCCAAGGTCGCGCGCCAGCAGCGGCCACACCATGGCAAAGATAGCACCGCCCACCAGCACCACCAACAAAACAGTTGCCGCCGTCCGCACACTCATGCCTGCGCCTTTCGTAACGGTGCCTTGCGTCTTTCCAGCGTGGCCGCGTCTTCTGCCGTCATTAGCGCCACCGAATAGTGGCCGTAGAAGCCGCCGTGCGCCTTGGCTTCACGCACCAGCCGGGCAGCCGCCCGTTCAGCGTCACGCTTGGTAGGGTACGGGTTGCCCGCGCACAGGCTTCCGCACCACTTCAGCACGTAGGCTTTGCGCGCGGCCATTACGTCCCCACCTTCAAAGCTTCATGGTACACCTTGGCCGCGGTCTGTTCGTCAAGCTTGCCCATGGCCACGATTGCTTCATCCAAGTTTGCGCTGGCCGCGTTCACCGCGTCGGTAATGATTTCGTCCGCGCTGCGCCCGTACTTCTTTGGGGCCAGCTTGCCCGCCAGCCACTTGCGCGTGTCAATCTGCAGGCGGATCTGTGCCACCCGGGCGTGCATTGCCGCGCCCACGGAATCCCCGGCCAGCTTCAGCAGTTCCAAGAAGTCCGGGCCTTCAAAGGCAAGGTCCGGCAATGACAGCGCTTCCGATGCCAGCGCGTCGGCTTGCCGCTCACGGGCGAAGGTGTAATGCTCCCTGAATTCGGGAAACGCCAGAAGCCACCGGTAGACCATGCTTTCGGTCACGCCAATATCATGGTCACGAATCACGGATGATAGGGCCCGGTACTTGGCCCCGTTGTCGTTGGAATACAGCCGCTCGCAAATCTTCGCCCCTAGTTCCGGGGTGTACCCGGTGGGGCGGCCACGGCCGCGTTTGGGCGTGGGCTGGTGCGGTGTGGCGTGCTGTTTTG